CATTATAAACTACACATTTCACTTGCTTCCTGTGACCAATTTGATAAGGTTCAAGAGTAAACGTTATGCTTTTTTTCATAATGCTCTTTGAATCAACTAAGGAGGAAAAATGACTTGACTATTTAATCAAAATAGACTAATTGGAGCGCTTGATTATGTTTCATAATCATTCTTTCTAAGTTAGTTGGAAAAGGGCAGTCCGGGGAGACTTTGGCTGCCCTTTTTATTTTATAGGGATGTAACTAAATTTGAAATAAATACAGTCGTACAAAGATCCACTGCATGTCTTAAATGTTCTAAATGTTTTCGGTGATATTTTTTAGATTCTTCTTCTTTACAATTTCGATACTTCGTAAACTGTACTGAATATTTTTTCCAGGCAAAGTTTCGAGGTGAAAACTGAATGTCCCCTTTCATAATTGCCATTTTATATCGTTCTTTTACATGTTCAGGTTCAAAACCAGCATAATAACAAACAGTGTGAAAATCAGTAGTATTCGACATAATCCATTCGTGAGCCTCACACTTGTAGATAGAGGGTTTTCTTTCCTGGCTCTTCTGACCTGCGTCTTCGATTGCATTACAAAGCACTCCTCTCCAAAGTTTTTCTTCGGGTTCGACTTCGGTTGATAATAACTGAGCTGCGAAACTAGTGCCCATAAGTTTTAATAAGGAAAGAGAGTAAGTCACGGTAATAAATAGTCCCTTCTATATTAGAACGATATTTTTTAGATCCTTCATAGTCCTTATGTACACTATCAATAACTGCGTGTATATCCTCTCCACTATGCTTGTTCTGATTCTCTTCCTTAATAAAAATGTCTCGAGCCATAGATCTATTATAGTGATTTATCTGCATCTTTTCCACCTTTCACTACCTTTAATTTGTAAAGCTTAGCTTTAGTTTCTACTTTTTTTTCTTTTCTAAACTGCCACACGGCTTGAATATCAGCCATAAATTGTGGATCAAAGGTATCTCGATAACCAAGTTTATCGCCCATGTATAAGCGAAACATATTATTTGTTACCGTTTTATATTCTTTATCCGTTAGTTTATTTGCTAGGATATTTAAAGAAGTGATAAGTGGATTAATGAATTGTTGGTTTTTTGCCACCGATGAACTCCTCTAATATTCTTATTAGCTTCAACACATATTTAGTCGATACTTTTGTGTCTGGGTCCTGATCCGTGGTTCTTTTAACATTTTCAAAGTGACCTGCTCCACCACACTCTTTGCAAGTTTGCGTCTCAGAATAAGGGATAATTCTCACATATCCATTACCATTGCAATTTTGACAAATTTTGTAGGGATCACCGTATTTCATTTTAAGTTTATATATCTTTTTTTTCATAAGTAAAAGGTTTTTTTCTTGGGTTGCGATTCTTTGGCCAACGACACTCAAACTTCTGTACTACAGTGTTTTTGATATCTTTCTCGTCACCAGTTACAATCAATATATCATGCCCATTTTCATGAGCATGGACATGATGCGTTATATAATTATTAACTTTAATCGTTCTCTCATTCTTTCTTAAATCATCGAGATAATTATCAAAATTAATACAATCTTTATCGGACATCATTTTCTACTTTCCGTATAATCATCTAGTTTATGATAATGCTCATTGTCTCTTAAAATTGCAATTGCATCATCGCAACTTTTAATTACATTTTTCTGTAACTTATCTAGACTTTCTTGAGTATCTTTTAGACTTTTTTCCAACCTTGCTATCGTTGCTTTTAGCTTTGCTACTTCGTCCATCTGTGTCCTCCTTTTTAATTAGTTTTGGATCCATTTTTAAAACCAACTCCTTATATTCAGGAATTGAAAATTTATTTTTCATTGCCTGGTATTCTACATACTCATTTACAAGTTTTGAAATCATTGATGCAGGTGATCTAAACTTATGACTACAAAGTCCTTGTAAGGTATCATAGTCAGCTTTTCTTACTGCAACAGACTTAAATTTATTTATATCCATTTTTCTTTAACTCCTTTTTCATTTGTTGTTTTGTTTTTATCTTAGGATTTGGTAATACAATACACATTCTTTCAAAGTATGGATTGTTGTCACTAAAGTCCCAACCTCTTTTTTTGCTCAATCGATAATGAGCTTTATACTGCCTATCTTTCCAATCTACATAACCCATAAAATTCCTAACATGACTAATGCTAATTTAGGAAACATAAAGCACAGTAAAATTATAAATGCTAAAATATGAATTAAGTTCATCTAGACTCCAATTCATTCATAGCTAGAATATCACACAGATCAGTGTGTAATGGTTTTTGATATTCGTCCTTATGTTTGATATGAACATTTTTTAGTTTATCTGATATCTCATCAAAACTTTTTCCTTCAGATAATGCTAAGTCCATCTTCTCAACTAAGGATCTAAATATTTTTGATTTACTTTTTAAGTTCATTGTTTTTCTCCTATCCCATATAAATAAGAAATCCCATGTAAGATGTCAAGATAAAAATATGATATAATAAATTATGAAAGAATATTTTTTAGCGGGTATGATTTGTTTATTAAATCCAATTTCGGATCAACCACAATGTTTTAATTTTCATGAAGACCCAATAAAATATTATAACCTAGAAGACTGTAAAGCAGTTTCTTCTCAAAAAGCCAATGAAATGGCCAATAATTTCACTGCAAATGGCTTTCAAATACTTGAACTAAGAATAGCCTGCCTGGTTGACAAAGAACACAAAAACACTTGATTTTACACTTATAAGTTGATAAGATTATCACATGAAGCAATATCGCTTTCAATGTTATGCAGCTGGACTGTATTTTACTAGTGTCGTAAACGCTGCTGACGATGAGAAGGCGATTGAAGGCTTCGCACAGAATCTTAATGATAAAAAGTATTCTGTTAAACCGGATGGTTTCGGTCGAGGAGTTCGTCGATTCCATTTAACTTATGAGGAGCTAGATAATGGCACTACAGAAGTTGATAGCCGAGAAACTAGCGCTGGAGTCCAAATGGGCCAACCAAGCGTTGTCACAGGGTAGAGTTACCCCTGATATGAAGTGGATCGATATCGAAATAAAAGATCTTAAAGTTAAGATCAATAATCAAAGCGTAAAAGACGCTGAGATGCTTTTTAAAAAAACTGGTTAATTACTAGTTTTTATATTAGTTTTCAGAAATCATTAATTTGGTAAGGGGTTTTATGCCCGCTTTTTTAAGGGCACACTCACCACAATAATATTTTTTATCTTCAATTATTACTGCTTTAGATTTACAGATCGAACATTCTCTGTAAATAGATGAGTGACTTTCTCCGTATATTTTTTCATCTTTCCTTGCCATAATTTATCCATGAGTTGTGTTACATCAGGGTGTAGTTCCCAGGTTAAAACATTTAATCTAGAAAAAAACATTACTTCCTCAGGAGATTTAGCTTTATAGAAAAAACTGCCATCTGCATGGTTTCCTTTTTTTAAAATTTTAAATCTGTGATTGCCGTTTCTTAATTGGTCTTTTTCATCTATGACCATTGGACATAATAATCCATTTTTTTCCATGTCAGATCTCACTGTTTGTTTAAACTCTACATGAGTTCCATGTACAATTTTTATGTCATCAAATTTTTTTAAAACTAATCTTTCTTTAAAGATCATATAGGTAGGCCAAACAACTGTACCTATTCCTGCAATTTCATTTTTATGAAGCTTGTCCAAAGTCGTCTCCTAATGCTACATCTACTTTACTTGGCACCTTAAACTCCATGCAAGTTTCCATAGTTTCTTTAATAGTTTTAATTTCTTCATCATTTTTTATATCAAAACATAATTCATCATGAATTTGTATTTTAGGTAAGTATCCTGCTTCGTAACAACTAACAATTGCTTGTTTAGTCTGATCAGCTGCGGATCCTTGGATTAGTCTATTTAAAGCTTTGTAAGTAAAAGCTCGTTTGATATTGTTTTTACCATATTTTGCTACAGCATTTTCAAATGTTTCTGGTGTATGAATACCAAAATCTTTAGGCTCCCACATATCAAATCTACATTTTCTGCCTTTTTTAGTTCTAATTACACCTTCATCATTTGCTTTTCTCATACATCTATCGGATAATAATTTTACAAATGGTACTTTACGATTATATTTTGATATTAATGTTTCTGCTTCTTCCTTTGATAGCCCTAGAGATATGGCTAACTTATTTTTGCCCATACCGTACATTAGACCTAATCCTATTGTCTTTGCTTGTGTCCTTTCTATTCCTGCTAGATCTGCAACTGTTTGGTGGAAGTCTGTTTCAGAATTCGAATATGCCTCTACTAATTCGTTAGATCCTTCGTATCCTTCACCGATACTTGCTGCGTAGTGAACAACCATTCTTGGTTCTTGTTGGCTATAGTCAAATGATCCCCATTTACAGCCTTGCTCTGGTAAGAAGAGTCCTCGGATTTTTGGGCCAAAGTCTTTATTACGAGCGGGTAGCTGTTGAAGATTAGGATTAGCCATAGACAAACGGCCAGAAACGGTCCCACCACTATCGCTACGTAATTGATTAATCTCACCATGTATTCTCCCATTATGTTCGTATTTTAATATTGAGTCAAGGAATGTACCATGAAACTTGTTGATCTCTCTAGCCTGTGCTATATATTTACTAATTTCGTGTTTCGAATTAGCTAACCAATTGGATGTAAAAGATGGCTCATTAGTTTTGTCAGTACGTGGATAATCTATCCCTAATTTGTCGTAGGCTTCTCCTATTTGTCGTGCTGCCCATATGTCTATGTCTTTTCCTACTAATTGTTTTATTTTTACTAAATACTCTTTCTCCTGAGCTTGGAACTCTTTTTTTAGTAAATGCGCCTTCTCAACATGAACTCTTACCCCTTTCTCTCTCATCTTAATTAAGATCGGTAATAATTTATTTTCTAAATTCCAAACTGTTTCTAAATTCTGATTATATAATTCTGGCTTAAATCTTTGCCATAACAGGTACGTGAGGCGTGCATCTTGTTCCGCATAGAACCCGACATGCTCTGCAGGTAACTTCCACATCTCTGCTTTAGGATCTATTCCATGATCCTTAGCAGCTTCTTTTAAATCATTTTCGGATTTCAGCTCACCAAGATAATCTTTAGCTAGGGCATTTAAACTATAAGACCATCTATTCTCATCAATAACTCCAGCAGCGACCATGGTATCTACTATCTCACCATTAACCTCTATGCCCATATGTCTTAACCAACCGACATCATACTGTGCGTTATGAAATATTTTTCTCGAAGGTAACTTACATACATCTTTCATGTATTGTAAAACTTGTGGTTCAATCATGTTACCACCACCGAAATGTTTAAATGGGTAATAACCTTGCCAACCCTCTACAGCTACAGCAAAACCGATAACATAACCATTACCAGTTGCCCAACCTGCACCTAATTTATTATTTATACCTTCGTCTCTTGTCTCTAAATCAATTGCGATCTCATCATAACCTGAAAGATCTTTATATTCTGATGGACATGACCAAATATGTTTTTTAAAATTAAATGTAAATTGTAAGCCTGTCATTTTTTTCTTGGTTCCTCTATATATTTTTCTTTAATTAATTTATTTAGTTTGTCTTTATTACTAAATGCATACAAAGCTGCATGGTAATCTTTTGGAAAAATTTCAAATGCTGGATACTGTCCATTAGTATGACCTTTAGTTTCTAATCTTAAATAAATTTGAAGTTCAAACTCAACTCCGTCAACTTTAAGATTTCTTTTTAATACGTTCTTTCCCATGCATGTCTTTCATTTTCTTTTTCTCTAACTCACAGTAGTGAATAATTTTATCTAGATCTTCGATACCATTTTTATTCATATATCTACAAACATACTTAATAACGTTCCCCTGAAAGAACGATAAGTTATTCTTACTAATAAATTCATATGGTTGAATATGAAAATCTTTGTAATGATTCCCACCAATCTGTTTATCTTGCGGAAAAGCTTCGTCCATTAAACCACTATTTGTCATATTATAATCCACACATGCCTTCGCACTCTTGATTGAATAAATCTGGCCCCTCATCATCTTTAAACTTTACCTGATCTAATGGTACACATTGTCGATGTACAAAGTTTTTAACTTTAGGGTTATGCATACGCATCTTTTTATCAAATTCTACAGCAGATGCAAACTCTTTCGGACGGTTATCTCGCATATCAATCCAAAATTTATCATCATGAAAAGGACACCCAATACATGCACTCTTAACTGGTATCTTAAATCCTTTGCCTTCATACCATTTTAAACAATCTGTTCTAGACATTTTCTTTTCTATTAATGGCCACACATTTTTCTGCCACCAAAATCTAGATGGTTTCATACGCATCACTTCATCAGTTGATATACCAACCCATACTTCTACGTATTCTGTCTTTGGAAATCTTTGTCTTGGTTTAAGTCCACATAGTTCTCTAATCTTTTTAGCAATTGGAGTAATCTTGTATTCTCTTGTACATTGTCTTCTACCCATACCTTTCTTACCTTGTTCGTTTAAAGTATAGAATGGTGCAGAAGCAAATTGGTTACCACCTGGTGCGAGAGCCTTGAGGATGTCATCTTGAATATTACCTTTCTTAACTAAATACACAGGATAACTTAATACTGACTTTAAATACTCTAAATGTTTTATTACAGGTTCAGGTTCCCAACCCGTATCAGCGAAGATTGCTGCGTCTGGTTTTACACCAAACTCTCCAGCATCTGCCATCAAAGCCATTGTAGAGCTCTGTACGCCTGCTCCAAGGCTAAGTATTCTTAATTTTGGTTCTTTGCTACTTTCCATATTGCCCTCCCTATTTCTTCCGCGATTTGCGGGACGATAGAATTTCCCAATCCTTTAAGTCTGTGTACCCGACCGGGTACCCCATTAGCCACTCTACCCACATCGGGTTCAAACTCCCACCAACTTTCTCTCCTAAATTGCTCTTGCCCCGATCCACTTTGCTGTCTTTGTACATGAACTCTCTTGGAGTCGGCCACATCTGAGCTGCGTGTCGAAGTGCAAATTGAAGATTGATCCCCTCTTTCTTTTTCTCCGCTGCTCTTTTCTCCCAAGCTTCCAATGTTTCTGATTGATTTGCTAAATGGTCTGCTCTGTTTGGTGTTGGCCACATTATGTTTGGATGTGCTACCTGATCGTTCAAACTGATTGGCATCTTCTTGTCTACTTTCATCTGCATTCTCTTTGCTGAGCTTGCTCCCCTGTCGCAATGTGCGTCTGGAGTTCTCCATAACCTCATTGTCTCTGGATCCACTTGTTCTCTCAGGTTCGATGGTCTCGTTCTGCCTTTTCTGTGTCCCTGCATTAATTTTTTTGTTCCCTCTTCTGATCTTGGAGGTAAGTGATCCATTGTGTTTGGAGTAGCCCACAATCCAGACTCTGTCTCTTTTGTGGGGCGCGCCGACGCCTGCAGCTGGAATAACAAACGTTTGGACTTCGAAGCCTTCACTTTC